AAGATCGCAACCCTCGGGTTCGGGCAGGAAACGAAGCACTGCATAACCATTACCAGTCTTATCGACTGATGGTTTCCAGATACGCTCGTCAGCACCGTTGCCGCCTTTGTCGTTGAGTTTCTCTACAGACTTAATCAGTTTGTCAGTGAGAGAACCGGAACGGGATTGCTTCTTGAGATTTTGAAAAGACATAGGATTGATTAGGATGAATTAGGATGCGTTGGATAACGACGAATGTATTATAGGGCATGGACCCTCATTCGTCAAGGGTTTCTTCGAGTTTTTTAATTGTGACATCAAGTTGTTGGAAAAACTTTTCCATACCGTCAATCTCACTATAACCAAACATCTTTGCTGCTTCGATGACCTTTGCCTTAATTTTTAAAGCATCGGGATCATCAGACAGAGAGATGCGGAAGAAGAAAATCTTTTGCTTCTCAAGAAATGTCTTGAGTCGGTTTAGATGATCTTTCCTCTCTTGTAGATTATACTCTGCGAGATGCATTAGATCCATAGTGAGTTCTGCCTGTAGTTCCTCCAGTTCCATGACTGATTCACGAACTACTTCGGAGTCAAAAAATCGGTTCATACTACCTGCTCTTTAAGGATCGTTTTAAACTTGTCTACATCAATATTTAGGAAAGGTTTATATTTTTTTATTTTAAGACTGACGGTTTCCCACACCGGGTCTTCGAGTTTCTTGTCAAAGTTCTTGGCATAACCAAGAATCATATCCAATATTACCATAGTTTCTATGGACATTGCACCCTGAAGATGCTTCTTCAGAACCTCAGGATGTGACTGTCCCCTTACGGTAAACAACTCTTGAAAGTTTTCTTTGTTGACAAACACTTCTACCTCTGTCTTAAAGAGGTAGGTTAATGTCTGTGCTCTTCTAGTCCAAGACTTATGACTATCTTCTCCAGTAGAGATGATCTCACCAATCCATAGGCGTTCTGGATCATCACACTCAACAAAATTTGCTAGAAAATACTCTTTGATTTCATCGTCTGACTTCTTACGGGACATCCGCTCAAAGAAGTAACGATCTTTGCGCTTGTTATATGCTGCTCCAGAACATCTGGACTTGCCAGAATACTTAAAGTAATTATAACTTGCTTTGGTAAAATGATTCTTAAATGCTAGGTATGTTTTGTAAACATCAATCGGTGTCATCATCAATTTGCTCAAAGTCCTCAATCTGTTCCGCTTTGACTTCGTGCTCACCACCAATCAGATACCAGTGGTGTCCAGCACGCTCTCCAAGATACTTTAGTTCATTATCTATCCATGCATTTTCACGCATTGCTGCCTGAATTTTGTAATGCATGAGTTCACTTCTAGAAATCATAACGGAAGTTTTGCTCTTGTAGTTTTCTTCAGAAAGTTAAGTTGAATAGCATCATACTTAAGTTTCTCTTTGAGTGGTTTGGAAATCAGTTTACCAACAGATTCCATTTCGATCTTATTCTCTTCACAAAATGTGAGGATAGCATCGATATAATTAAAATTATAAGTCTTGACTAGACTTTCAACCTCTTGTGCAAACTTAGCTTGGCACAAGAATTTCTCCTTGATGAGATCGTCAACTTGATTCTCCATAGGCTCCTGTTTTGTGGTCAACAAACTTTCTGATGTATTCTGTGAGAAGTTTAATATAGTGACCCTTGTTTGTTTTTTCGTAGACAACGCATTCTCCATTTTCTGCAACCATAATAGTAACTAATTTTTTGACAGGTATACCTGTCATTTCATAATACATGCAAGCATACGCAGTCTCTTGCACGAAGTAGTTTTCAATCCATTCTTCGGGTTTGATCTTGGTCGAGGTCTTAAAGTCTATGACTGCAAGTTCTCCATCATACTCAGCAATGCAGTCTACTCTCCCTGCAAGACCAAGATAGTCGCTATACAGCGACTGTTCGATAACATGTATGTTATTTATACGATCGAGATTCTTCTTCGCTGAAAGAAGAAGAAACTTCGTAGAAGGGAGCATATCAATATCCTTAATAGGAGTGTTTTTGATATAAAGTTCTACTGCATCGTGAAACTTTGTCCCACGATATGTAGACTCCCGAGTGATTTTGTTTGCCTTCTCGTCCCCGACTTTCTTCCGCCATTCGACAAAGACTTCACGATTATAGAAACTCGTGACGGAGGTGATAGATGGATACATCTTTCCTGATGGGACTTCATAGAAACGAGTCCCATCAATCATGGTTGCTTTCAGATCAGTTTCACCTTTTAAATTATCTAAATGAATAAACACATCAAATACCAAGTGCAATTTTAGTCATGATATAGTTACGAACAAATCCAGATCTAACAATATCATTAACGTCATACTCTACACAAGTAAAGTCTTCAGTCATTGCTTGGATAATCTGCTTGAAATTCAGGATTCCGTTACGCTCGTTGGTCTTCACCAGGTCAGACTGTGCTGCGTCACCACAGAATACAATCTTACAATTTTCGCCAACTCTTGTAATTATACTATCAAGTTCGTGAAAGTTCAAGTTCTGCATTTCATCAACAATGATGATGCAGTTATCCATTGTAGTTCCACGAAGGAATGATGTGGACCAGAAACGAATAGTTTCTTGTGCCTTCAGTGCCCCATACAGCATCTCAAACTCGGTCTCATCCTGCATCTCGAACATGTACTTAACCATGTTCTTATATGGAATCTGATACAGTGCTGCTTTATCTTCATGGTCTCCAGGAAGGAAACCAATCTCACGAGTAGCGACTAGAGAACGAACCACGTACACCTTTTCATATGGTGTGAATTGATCCAGAACGTCTTTGAGTGCGAGGTAGAGTGCAATAAATGTTTTGCCTGTGCCTGCTGCACCATAAGCGAAGAGATTTCTACCTTCTTTGTACGCATCAAAGAACTTCTTCTGGTTGTCAGTCAATGGTTTGATATCAACCATTAGATCTGAATTGATTGGTTTCTTTCTCTTTAGTTGTCGTGAAGTCATACTACCAATTCCACTAGTGGATTCACCTTTTCTTTTTTTAGCTGGCATACTTATACGTTACGGATGTTAGAACCTGGGACTTGTTTTACTTTAGACAGAACATCGTTCCATCCAGGGTTTTTCTTACGAAGTTTATCTTGCCAATCACCAACTTCACCAGATTGTGGACAGGTTGATGGATCACTCCAATCTCTCTGCCAATCAGGATTATCCGCACACCATTGAGACCAGTCGTGAACGCTCATTACAACGTTTTTCTGTTCTCCTGTCTCTTTGTGGACTACTGGGTATGTTGCCATAGTTACAAAACTCAATGAATTATTTAGACCCACTCAAGGGCTTCTGATACAGTTGGGAACTGTTCGATGAATACTTTCTTTGCATTCTCTGCAACTTGCATATGCTCTTTCTGAGTTCCATTTGCAGAACGCAGATTGATATAATGAATCCAAGAACGGCAAGATCCCGTCATGTAGATTCTGGTGGGCGTACAGAGTGGAAGCACATTTCTTGCACACTCCTTTGCCACACCCCGCTTAAGCATCTGCTGATACAGTGCCATAGAAGAATCAAACAATGTTATCATTTGCTTCTCTAGAAGTTGAACCTCAAAAGGATCAAGATCATCAATAGAGTTCTGACGATTCTTTTCATCCTGACGACGTAATTCTGGCAGAGGAATAGTAGAACCCAACAGGGAACTATCCGCATACCGCTGGGAAAACTCTTGAAATGTGAAACTACGGTGCCTCAGGATTTGAGCTGCGATAGCACGGGTAGTCTCAATCTCCAGAGTCATAGTGGACTGCTCAAACACACTCCAATGATTATGCTTGATACAATAACGCAGAAGACCAGCATAGTTTTCGTTGTCTTGATTGCTTGGATTTGAAACTCTGGCAATGTATGCCATAGTCTGCTCCGCATCGGGAGTTACGCTTACTAGTTTAACACTCATAGTTCAATCGGGATAACCATCATCGTCTTCAAAAACCTCATCATAATCCATATGAGGTTTCTCATATGTATACGCTTTCACATCTGAATATACTTCAGACTCAAGAGCAGAGACGAGGGATTTGAGGTTACGGACAATGAGTTTAAGTTTTTCTTTTTCCATTAACTCAATTATCGTATCACCATATTTTACACAAAAAAAGCGTGTCTGTCAAGACACGCTCTGAATATTAAATTAACAGTCTCCTACAGATACGTTTACAAGTTGATTGTTCGTCATCGCATTCGATCAAACAATTGAAGTAATCGTTTGTTGGATCTAAATCATCATCAATGTTTTTATCAATATGTCTCCACTCAGCTAATTGATTTCGAGACATAATATTATGCATAAGGATGACCTCCTAGTACGTCTACACATGATATAGAATAAACTTTCAGTGCATAAGCGTTCCGTAATTCTAAGGTATCTATACAAGTTTGTGTTAATTAACTAACATTTGTTAAAAGAACATAAAAGTACAAAAAAAGAGAGGTAATGAAACCTCTCTTGTATTATTTGGAAAGAACTTTAATCTCTCCATATATCAGTGAAAGAAATGCTACAGAACCTAGGGATACGATCCCGGCGACTTGTAGTGCTCCCATATCACTTGATGTATGTACGACCGCGATAGCAGAAGGTGCCGTGAGTTTCCTCAGATACCTCATGCACTTTGCAATCAACACCACGATATTTGGTGACGCTGATTTGGGCATCGTGCAGTGCTGCTGCCTTGTCGATTTGCTTTTTGATGAGATTAAGGGTGTTCATGATTGACTCCTAAAGTAGTTGGATTTTTAGGCCCGTTCCTTTAGTCGTTTGCGTCCCAGTCGAACTCACATTCTGGTACAGATTCCTTTACGGTCTCTACCAGTTCTATCACAATTTTAGGTGATAGTTCTGATCTGTTTGTTTTGATTCCGATGATTAATGCATCAGCATCAGCACAAAGGAGACCAGAATATAAAAGTAGTTCTACCATGGGATGAACGCTCCGTTCCGCGACTTACTTGCGTCCTATGTATACACTCCGTTGCATTCACCTGGTACTTTTGATTTAAGGTAAGCGATTAGATTCAACTTCGACCGAAGGTCTAGATTGGGATCTGATCGGATTTCCGTAGATCGTTGTAACCACCTTTCACAAGACATGTGCCAATCGTAAGGATTAGCGTCATTATGATGGGCAAGGGTGAATGCCAGCAAGAGTGCTAACATATGGATGAACGATAGGTCCAGTATAGACCATATGTTTTATATAGTCAAGTCCTTTTGTAATTTACGATACAGTTTTATCATCTCTTAATAAATCAGACACAACGGTCTCTGTACCGTCCATAACCTTGATCTGATAGAGATTGGACTTCATGTATTTCTTGATTTTTTTGTACTTCTTCTTGACATCAGAGAGTCCATCAAGATTAATATTGACATTCAAATTTTTATCATTCATTTCTTTTTCTTACCACCAGGACATGAATTCCAAAGTTTTGGATTTATAGTTCCCTCAGACTGTTTGAATCCAATGAAACCATCTCTATACTCATCCCAATAATGATCAAAGATATCAACTTGTTTGTTGCAGACAACTAAATCAAAACGCCTCTTACCATTATCATAATACTCAACAAGATATGAAGTGTATGGCAGAGACTTGTCCTCTGCCACAGTAGGATCACAATCTTGTTGCAATATTTTAAGTTTACTCAACTTCTACCTCCCCACTGGATATCTGGGTATGCTTCTGACACAATTTCTTTTGTAATTTTGTATTTAGTTTCCAGTTCCTTATCTTTAACAAGACAAAGAATCTCAGCATCAAGTGGGTGCAGACCTTCAAGGATCTGAATGAACATTGTTTCTCTACGCAGAGACTTCAATTGATCATTACCACCCTTACAAAAATTATAGAACTTAGTCCATTCCTTTCTGATTGTAGTCTTGCCTTTCTTCATATCTGCAGCGTTACCAAGGGAGGTAGTATCAAAATACTCCATGGTGCCGACGAGTTGATTTACCTTGTCACTCAAAGTGCCAGAGGAAATCTGTTCGTCTTTAAGACTTGAATATGGAACTTCTCCAGGAGGAAGTAAAGAGATTACAGTCTCATCAAAATTCCAAATGAACAATGCCTTTAGTGAATCATGCTCATACTTTTTAAGGACTTCCACCTTCTTTGCTTTGGTCCTTTGCTTGTTCAATAAAGCAAAGACTTCAAAGGTAAAAGGATTAGGTGGAAGTTCTAGTGTGGTTTTAGGGGAAGGTTTTTTAGTTGTCGTCTTCCTCGTAGTCTTCTGTTTCGTAGTCATTTTCAAATCGTACCGCTAAAATTTCATCAGGTAAAACATTACCATACTCATCCAACATTTCGGGATGCATATAAGGCACCGCCTGCCTTTGGAACTGCTCGTTAACAATATATCCAATTATACCACCAATAAGTAAAAACTGGAATGTTAGTAAAGAAAAAATAGTTATTGTTGCAGCAGTCATAGCCCTTCTCCGAGAGATTTTTTTCTAATGTCTAAAGATACCTCAAACTCAAAATGAATCTCTCTTTTGAAGAAGGAGACCATTTTGGCAAACCTCACATAGTTGCCCCTTTGAGGTTTTGGTCCCCCTCCCAATATAAGTTCTACACCTTTATTTATTGACAGATCAGAGGAGTTTTTGTTCCCTGAGATATTTGACTGTTTCACTGCACCCTCCTAGTTTCTTTTGGTCCATCAGGACTTGAGGGAATGTTGTACCTTCACCAAATTCACCGTAGAATTCTTCCCTAGTGAAATCTCTGCCGAGTTTATACTCAACATACTTTGCTTCGATTATATCAAAGACTTGCACAATCTTTGTGCAGAAAGGACATCCATCCTTTGAATATACAATGAAGTTCATTTCTTTTCTTCGTAAGGATGTGCCTGTTTCAGTTCTGGATTAGGTTGAGATGGAACAGTGGGATTGCGATCCAGATTCTTGATAACAATAAAGGCATCCTTGTTATACTTACGAGTGCCTTTGACTGGTGCCCACTTAGTTCCAGCACCCTCAATCTCATAGACTGAAGTGCCACCAATTTCTACAGCAACATTATCATAGCAGTCCCAACCCAACTCTGCAATGGTGTTTGCAAGTTGTTCGTGAACAGTTTTCATCACTGCTGCTGCTTTTCTTTTTGCAATTAGAGAGTCATCCATAAGATCTTCCTCAACATCAAGTTTTCCAATCATTTAAATCCCTCTGGTTTTGATACTACTTTGTCTAAGACTTCTACATGAGAAAGATAACTGGTGCCTGCCCATTCAAACCAATAGTTTCTGGCGGTCTCCCAGTCATCAAACTCAATTGCTTTTCGGTTTTTGAAAACTAATTTATACCTATGGCGATCATAGGACTCATCTGAAGTATCAGTGAAGTACATAGGATCGCCAGGTTTAATCAAATCATACGACATTCTTCATCGCAGCAATGTCATTATCAAAGATCTCAAGACCCTTGTCAGTCAGGATGTGATTGTACATCTGCTCAAAGACCTGAGGAGGCATGGTGACTACATGAGCACCATTGTACCAAGATCGTACTGCACGCTGGACGCTACGGATAGATGCAGAGAGCACCTGTGTAGGACAACCATGAATGGCGTACAGTTGAGTGATAGAGCGGACAACCTCAAGACCTGCAACAGACTGGTCATCCAGGCGTCCCACAAAGGGAGACACATAGAATGCACCTGCTCGTGCTGCAAGGACTGCCTGAGCGGCAGAGAAGATCAGAGTCACATTGACTCGGATGTTGTTGAAGGAGAGTTCCTTACAAGCAATCAGTCCCTCACGAGTCAGAGGGACTTTGACAGTGGTACAAAAACCAAACTCTTCAAACAGACGACGACCTTCATTGATCATCTCTTGAGCGTCACCAACAACTTCCATGCTGATGTCATTGATGCCCATGTCTTTGATCTCTTGATAGACATCTTCAGGATTCCTGCCGCTCTTACGAATGAGAGTAGGATTCGTGGTGATGCCATCAAGCAGACCAGTCTCATGGTGCTTGTGAATCAGTTCAGTGTCTGCGGTATCTAGGAAAATTTTCATCATTCAACATGTACAGTGCCAATCATGCCAGCACCTTTGTGAGGAGCACACCAGTAAGTGTAATCACCTGGATCGTTAAAG